TTTAAATGGATAAAAAATGTGCTCCAAGTAAAACCTATAAAGATGGGTCTTGTTTCACAATTAAATCTTTGAAAAAAATAGCGGAAAATTATAATTTAAAAAATCCTACTAATAAGATTAAAATGTCAGAAGACAAAGAAAATTTAGTTAAACAATTAGAAACTAGACTAAAAGATAAATGTAATGAACAAACATGTTGGTTAAGAATGGATTTTGTTGAAGCATTAAATGATGAAGAAATTTCCAATAATACATTTAGACCTGAAGGACCAGAAAGAAAATTTGAATGGTTATCAACTACTGATATTAATAATGTAGTAGCTCAATATCAAGATAAATATAAAAATTTTTTATTTTTAGGTGCTGTCCCTGCAGATTTTCAAGATTTGGGTATATTAGGTTTAGAGAAAATGAATTTTAATGAATTATTAGAAGAACATAAAAGTAAAATAGGTATGGTTATTAATTTAGATGAAAGTTGGAAATCAGGTTCTCATTGGGTTGCATTATACGCTGATTTAAATAAAAATCAAATTTATTATTTTGATTCATTTGCAAAAAAACCATCAAAAAGAACTAGAAAATTTATTAATAAAATTCTTAAATTTATGTATAAAAAAAAATTTAATAAACCAATTAATATTAACAAAGTTTTAACTAATTTAAAAAGTCAAAAAGGAGGAAATCCAGATTTATCTTCATTCGATATTAGATATAATACCAAACAACACCAATTTAATAATACTGAATGTGGTGTATATTCAATTAATTTTATTGTAAGATTAGTAGGAGGTGAATCTTTTGATGATATCACTAATGATATTACAAAGGATTTAGAAATGAATAAATGTAGAGGTTCTTATTTTAGAAATATTAAAATTAATTAATAATTAAATCATTTTCTTTTGGATCAGATATTTCCAATTGAACATTAATATTATATTGTAGACCATAAAAATTATATGGTCTATTTTTCGAATCTTTGAATTCAACTTCTAATTTTTCTAAATTAAATGGTTCTTCGAATTTCCATTGTTGAACAGCTTGATTTCCTAAATATAAAACAGCAAATGGTATTTCATCATTAATATTATTTAAAAATAAATATAATTTATCTTCTATTCTTAAATCCCAAGTTCTATCTGCAATATAATTTGTATTATCATTATATTTTTTAATGAAACCTAATACTTCTACACTTAATGGTGTTGATAAAATTTCGAAAGTATTTTTATCATCTTCATCTTTATTACTTATTTCTACTTTTTCTTCAAAATTTAATTGAAATTTATAATTACCTTTTTTATTTAAGGTATTCAATAAATCTTCTATTTTATATTTTCCAGAATTTAATTTAATTTCCTCTATTTTATCATCTTTACGAATTTTAAATACATTATTTTTATTTTCTTCAATATTATATCTTGCTATTGGAATTGAATATGACATTAATTTTATAGCAATTATATTATTTACTTGATTGATAAAATTATTTTGGAATTCAAAAGTATATTTATTAGTAGAAGTTGGGGGTGAAATATCCATTTGAATATGTTTTAAACCATATAGATAATTATATTTTTTTAATAATTGTTTCATTTCATCTTCTTTTTTGTAAATTTCTTTTTCTCTTTCGTGTAATTTTGTAAATTCAGAACCAATTTCTTTTTTAACATAATCAAATTTAGTTTTATCATCAAACATTTTAATTTTTAATTTAAGAGATTCATTTTCTTTTAAAATTTTATCCATTTCTAATAAATTATCATCAACTTTTAATTTTTTTAATGCTTCTTTAATTTTTCCCATATCAACTTTTCTGTATATTTTAGAATTCGCTAGTTGTTGTTGTTGCATTTGTTGTAATTGTAATTTTTGTTTATGTTGTAATTGTTGTTGTAGTTGTTGTAGTTGTTGCTGCTGTTGCTGTTGGTGTAATTGTTGCTGTTTCTGTTGTTGTTGATGTAATTGTAATTGTAATTGTTGTTGTTGTTGATTAGGTGGCTGATCTTCAGAATCACTTTCATTATTTGTATTTTTATTTTTTTCTCTTCTAATTTCATCAATTGATTTCGGTTGAAAATTTGATAAATCATCTCCTTCTAAATTAGGATCTTGAAAATTTATTTTTTTTTCTGGTTTTTTTATTTCAATATTACCTCTATCTCTTTCTAGACTTTTCAATCTTTGATCAAAACTTCTAGTATCTTCTTGAATTTCCATAATTTCTAAGGGTTTATCAATATTATTTACATCGTAAAGATCATTATTATCATTTGCACTTAAAAAGCCCATATCTTTTTCATCATCTGGAATATCTTCAGAAAAATTAGGTTTTCCACTTCTTTTCTTAGGTTGCGGCATACCTCTACTATTTTTATTAGAATTTGACATATTTTCAGGAATACCTCTAACGCTGGTTTGTTGTGGTTTTAAAAAATCAGGTGTTGCAGGTCTTTTTGGAATAGTTGATTCAACATCTCTTTCAGACATTAACTTATCAAAGTTTTTCCCAAATTCTTCACCACCTTTTCCATTTTGATATTGATTAAAACTATAATTATCATTCATGTTATCAACAATTGGTTTGAATAACTTATCAAATTTAGGATCTAAGTTATTTGATCTTTTATTTTCATAACCTGGAGGATAAAGAAATTGTTGATTGCTTTTATTAGAAACAGCTTGAGGTCGATCCATCATTTTATTTCCAGAATTTGGATTAGAATGAAAATCTCTTTCGAATTTTAATTGAGAAGCATTAGGGGATAATATTTTTAAAACATCTTCACTACCAATTTCTCTTCCTGATTGCTCTAAAGAAGCTTTATTAAATTGATTCATAATTGATTTAAAATTAGCACTATTTATTTTACTTAAATCTAGGGATTTATAAACAAATTTCATGTGTTTAACTAACACTTCAATAATTTTCTTCTTATTATCTTTGTTAGTATCTTTTAATTTAAATTTTTCTAAAATTTGATTATTTAATAAAGAAATATTATCTTTGGAAAATAAGGTATCTTGAATTTGTTTTTTATCTAAATTATTATTTCTTACTTCTAGGGATGCCATTAAATTAGTATTTATCTTTTTTTTAAATCAAACCCATTTTATAATTCTATAGATTTATCCGACATTTTAGAATAAACGGATTCCTTATCATTATTTGTATCCAGATTATTTGTGTCTGGATTATTAAATTCTTGATTAAATTCTTGATTTACTAAAATTGGAGTTTCACCATCGTATTTAGCCAATAGATCCCAAGGAGGAAAATATAAATCAGATTTAGTATATTGATCATCTTTCAAAACACCATAATTAATTAAAGCCATTTTTGCAGCACTTTGTTCCCCTTCTTTCTTTGATTTTCCAAAGCCAAAACCAATACACTTTTTCTTAAAATGATCATTTTGATTACAATCTGGTTTTTCAACTCCCATAATATATGTTCTTTTATGCGGTGGCCCTTCAAAATGAATTACACAAAAATTAGGAAATTTCCATTGTTGAGAATGATAATATCTAAGTAATCTATCTTTATAATTATTATCACGGTACAATTTTTCAGCGTAATCAATTAGTGTTTCTAATAAATTTACAAATAATAAAATACAAGGTTCCAAACCATTGCTTAAAAATAAAGCGCCCATAAAGGCTTCCATACAATCTTCATGGATTTTATCTAAATTCCTACCATTCATAGATTCAATTTGTTTGGATATAATAAAAAATTTATCCAATCCAATTTCTTTAGACATTTCAGCTAAACCACTCTTATCTTCTATTTTCGTTTGTAATCTAGTCATAAAACCTTCATTTTGATCATCGTATCTATAAAAAAGATACATGGAAAGAATTAACTTAATAACTTTATCTCCAAAATATTCCAATCTTTCATAGCTAGCTTCTCTCAATTCTAATAAATTTTTTGGATTGTTCATTTCTGCTCTACTGTCTTTTAAGATTTCGTCAGAGAAAATTTCTTTCTTGCAATAAGACTTGTGAGTAAATGCTTGTTGGAAAAAATGAATATGGTTCACCTTTCCTATAACAACACTATATTTATTTAAAATTTGAATAATATCATCTCCTTGAACGAGGACATTATTTAAATTGTATGGGATTTGGATTATTTCTTCGGTTCCATCAGAATTTTCAATTTTGATTCCTTCGGTTAAATAATTTGTCATTAGTATATTAGAAAATATGACTATAAATAGTTTTATCAATTTTTTTAGACTTGTTAGAAAAAAAATTTATTTTTTTTTCTAATTAAGTCTATTAGTTCTTCGAACTAAGACTTGTTTAGACTTGTTTAGACTTGTTTAGACTTGTTTAGACTTGTTTAGACTTGTTTAGACTTGTT